ATGAACAAACTTTTCTTAATATCAAAAGTTGGTGGATATGCCAATGCTGAAAGAATCCTTATGGCACTAAAGAAAGAAGGCCGAGATGTTTCTTATACAGTGGCCTTGGATTGTGGATTTACATTTCATGCTTCAGAGCTTTACGAGGCATGGTCAAACCCTAAATTTGATTATAATGATGGGATAATTATCGGTTCATTTGATAGAAATCAAAAATTGATTCTTTCTAATGCTCATGGTTATTTAGGTTGTTATTGGGGTTACCACTCATTTCGTCCGACAGTCCATTTAAAATCAGTTCAGAATTTAAATGATCTAAAATCTGAAGCAATTAATAATGGCGCAAAAATTGATTGGAATACATACCAATGGGTCTTGAATAATTTTGAGTTAATTTCCCCTTAATGCCGGTATTTTAATTGAATTTGAACTGTTAAACCTTAAGTGTAGAAATTTAGGGAACCACTGTAGAAAAATGCAGAATCAATTTTGTTTGTTTTTTCTCTACCCTAAGCCATGTCTATGAAAGCACAGACCTGATATTAACTAGTCTGAATTTTTGTAGAGTATTCGACATATTTACTGCCCAGGTGTGGTGGGGGGACAACCGCCCGCGCTGAAGGAGAATGAGCAACTTTGGCTCATTCTTTCCAGGTTTTACTCAGGCTTTGATTTGCTGAGTGATCTCGTGGACCAGCAGGTGTAACCCACACATGATGGCATTGAACTCATCACTTGGTAGGTCATCATCAAAGTGCATGCGTGACAGAGCAGATAGATGGTGTTCTAGTTTAAAAAGAGAGTCGCCAATTGATTCAAGCTTATCTTCTGCGCTTGTAGGCTTGTTTCCAGCTTTAAGTATTGGAGTCATGTTAGTTCTCCCCCTAGTAAAACTGGGCTTTTGAATACAACACATTTAACTGTTTTACCTGTTAATACGCTGCGTATAGGTAAGTTAGTGTCCATGTATTGAGGATAGGGTTTAGAGCTAACTTTCAGTTGTTGGATTAAGATTTTACGCTCTGGTAGCCCGTGGATAACTTCATAGACCTGAGTTAGATTCAATGCAATTAACTCAGCCTTATACCCATGATTTAGCTTGTCTAAACCGTAATGATATATAGCATCCCAAAACTGTTTGAGCATTTGATTTTGCTGTTGTTCTACTGAAACGAGTGCGTGGATAGAAAGAATTTCTTTGTAGAGTCGATTGCCAAACCAGATTACTTCGACTCTGTCATTGTGACCTTCAGGATTTGGGATAAAGCGATTAACTGTGAGTTCAGGACTGCCCGATTTGAGTTGGACTTTTGAACCAATTGAAATGCCCTGCTGCTCTATTAACTGCTGGTTTTGTAGAAGTACCGCCATAGCATTAAATGCATTAATAAAAGCGATTTTGATTTGAGCTGCTTTCTCTCCAGTAAAGCCCATGACCAAAAACATCCAACCGTCTTTGGTCATTTCATATTTTGGAAGGACACGGCCAGTTGAATCAGTATATTCACTCAGCCCAAAATTGGGCTCAGTGAAGTCTTTCGGGCAATCTAATGATTCGATTGCACGTAAAACATGGGTATGGCGTTTCCCAAATGCTTCAGCAACCTTTAGGCTATCGGTTTTGATTTGATGATCTTGAATAAAAACTGCTTGGCTTAAGTCGAGTGCATTCATTTTGCACCGCCTTTCATCCAACGAATGATACGTGATTTAAAATTTGTTTTTTGGGCGAAATCCAAAGAAGTTAATCTTTGAAGACAAATTATGTCGAGACAAGTTGGTGCCTGAAAATTTTCTTTCATGACGAAAATTCCTAATTATTCTTTAGGTTTTCATCACACTACGACGCCAATCATAGGGTGATGAGTTGCACGGAGTTGGCGTACCGATGATCTAATCAATCCGGCGCAACCGAAGTTGCCACCGTACAACCCACCATAACAAATCTTACGCCAAGAATTAGGCATAAGAAGTACAGGCGTAAAAAAACCGCTTACGCGGGTTCACGCGATTAGATCATAAACGAGACGCCAATCTCGACCACCATGTGGGTGGTAAATTTAGAGTAGCTTAGATACTATGGGCAAGTCAATCAATAGCGGTATATGGTTTATTGATGCTAATATAAAAATAGCTAATTCTTCTTTCCCAATATTTAGGTTAATAGATGCTATCAGGTGTTCAAATTGAGAATTATAAATCTATCAAGAAAAAGATTGAATTTGGTCTAGGTCAATTTAATGTTTTGATAGGTGAAAATGGCGCAGGGAAAAGTAATTTTCTTGAAGTTTTAGCTACTTGTTCAGCAATTCTTGCAAATAAATTTAGTAATGAATTTATGTTATCTAGAGGAATTCGCGTAGTCGAATCTGAAAATATTTTTTCTTATTTTAATAACACTCCTTCTGAAAAGATACATATTACAACAGCTTACGAAAATGGATATGGTTGTGTTTTCAATTTAAGCTTCAATAAAAACGAACCTTTTGCACCTATTGATTCAGAGATTCTTTTGATTCATCGAAACTTAGATATGGATCAAGATTTAGAGTTACTTGATATTAAAGACTTCAATGAAAATTTTATGAAAGAAAAATTTGATAAATTAGCTTTAGAGACGTTTGGTTCGCATAAAGAATTTTATCAAAAATTGAAAACATTAGAAGAATTAGTAAAATCTGGTAATAAACCTAATAACAAAAAAGAAGAATTATCCAATGAAGATTTAAAAAAGTTAACTAATATAATCACATATATGGATACCGTCGGCTCAATCCAACGCCAAGTAGTGAATCAATATTATTCTAAAGACCATTCTTCTAATGAGTATAATTTTATTATTTACTCTCCAGAACTTTCTTCATTACGTAATTTTAATAGTGAATCACAAATTGAACCTTTAGGTGTCAATGGAGAAGGTTTACTTAAGCTCCTTCAAGTAATGCAGACTCATGAACCAGAAAATTTTGAAAAAGTTTGTAAAACACTTGAAATATTTCAATGGGTTGAAAAAATAACAATTGAGAAAAACTCTCATAGTTCAGATCAAAGAATTAAAATCATTGATCGATTTATGGGCAAAGAAATTGACCATCGTAGTGCTAATGAAGGTTTTTTATTTGTACTATTTTATGCAACATTATTTAGTTCAAAATATACTCCAAAAAGTTTTGCTGTAGATAATATTGATGCTTCATTAAACCCAAAATTATGTCGTGTCTTAATTAAAGAATTAATTAAATTAGCGAAAGAAAATGGTAAACAAGCATTTGTTACTACCCATAATCCTGCAATTTTAGATGGTTTAGATTTACATGATAATAAACAACGATTATTTGTCGTTGAACGAGATGATGAGGGATCAACCAACCTTAGACGTGTTGGTGTAAATGACTTACCTAAACCTAAGCGTAATGGTGAAACTATTAAATTATCAGAGGCATTTATGCGTGGTCATTTGGGCGGTTTACCTACTAATTTCTAAGAGATTTACTAAAAAATGAAATTTGGACTTATTTGTGAAGGGGTCACAGACTTTCATGTCTTAAAACATATCATCCAAGCTTATTTCGCGGATGCAGAGTTCAGAGCAATTCAACCCAATTTAGATGAAACTCATAAGAAAACAGAAAATGGTACGTTTGGTGGCTGGGAGTTAGTTGCTGAATATTTAAAATCAGATCATTTTGAAGATACAATTGTAAGTACTGATTATGTTGTTGTTCAAATTGATACTGATGTTTGTGAACATCCAAATTTTGGAGTCTCACCAATTAACCTTGCCGATTCAGACCATCAAGCCTTTTATGAGAATATTAGACTTAAAATGATTGAATGGATGGATAATTTTGAGCCAGATACCTATGATTATTATAAAGATAAAATTATTTTTGCTATCTCAGTACATAGTTTAGAATGCTGGTTACTGGCGTATCATGGAACAAAAAATTGTAAAATTACAGGATGCGCTTCAGAATTATCTGCAGTTATGCGAAGACAAAGTAAATCTTTGAATACTGTTACTAAAAAAGTTCAGGAATATATTGAACATAGTAAAGATTTTAAAAAACAAAAAAATCATCCACCAGTAATTGCTAAATCAGATAGTTTTAAGATATTTGTAGACCAGTTGGCGGCAATTTCAGCTTAAAAAAAGAGAGTGAAAACTCTCTTTTTTTTGTAGATACATATCTTTGGATTTATTTTATGTTTAGGAAGAAAGTGGGTTCACTTCTTCATAAGATTTGAATCCAATAATTTTATCCCCCACCCATTCATTGACAGTATCAGCAAATCGTGTCTGCTCTGGAACAATTTCATTATACCAATAGGCCTCTCGTGCATCTTTAATTGAACCAAAACCACCAGCATTTGATGGAATGATACCGAGCAATTGTGGTGGTGTTCTAAAGGCTGCAAGAATGTCATCACGTGTGATTGATTTGATATTTAAGAATTCGTCTTTAGCAGCTAGTTCACTAATAGGGATTAACTGCAAACCATCCTTTTTCCCACCTGGTGCATGAAGAAATAAATTTTTGAAGTTCCCTGGACCACGTGAGTCTTTCATGGCTTGTTTTAAGGATTCGACATCTTCATCGTCTATTCCTGAATCGGTCATGTACAAGATGAAGCCAGCATGAGATCCATTGTTGTAATACTTACGACGAAAAAGAGTTGCTGACTCATTTAACCATGCAGACTGTAATGCTGATAAGTATTCAGGAGAGCCGTAAATTTCTTGGTCAACATCTGAAGTTTTAATATGGCAAATTGAACCCTCTGCAAACTCGTGTTCATTAAACCCATCCATCAACATTAGAAAGCGATTAGGTTCTTTCATTCGACGGACATATTTACCCATCAAGCCTTTGAATTGAAGTGGATCTTTTAAGCGGTTATCAATGCGTTGCAAATAGCCGTTGCCATAAACAAGGTTATCTAAAACCATTCGCTCAAAGTTTGCAGAGCTAAGCAGCTTATGTGGTTTGAATGAAGAAACAAGCTGATTCTTTTTGTAGATAATGGCAGTTGAAAGATATGGTGTAGAACGGAAAGATTTAGCCAGACCATTCAAGCTAATGTGTGGTTCAAAATAACGACCATTTAGCCAAGTTTCAAAGTAACCTGAAAAGTCATGATTATTAAGAACCGGCTCTGGATCTCCGAAAGAAAAGGCTTGAACTTTACTGTCTGACATTTAGTAAATCTCCATAGAGGATTTTTTAGAATTTCCGTCATTTTCTAAAGATAACGGTTCATTAAAGAAGGCATGAAAAATGGCAAAAGCTAGATCAGCGTGCCCAATGTTTTCAGCACGTGAAGCTTCAAAAGTCATTTGTTTCTGAGAAGCTGTGAGGGTCTTTTTTATGGCCATTAAGGATTGAGCCACTTCAGTAGAACCGGCATCAAACTCAAAACGTCCTTTGTTGATGACGTCCATGCCCTTCATAACTAATTGGGTTTTGACATCAACTGAATAGGTAAACGTTGTAAGGTTAGGAAAGAAATCTAGAACTAACTGAGCAATACCAGTACCCATGCCGGACTTGTCCATGCCGAGATATGTCACCCGATATTTTTGGCAAATTTTCTTGATAAAAAGTGCCTGACTTGCAAAGTCCATTCCTTTGAACTGATGATGTTCTAATAAACGGAACTTGTTGTAAGTTGGTTCTGGTGGAGCAACTACGACCAAGCCAGCACTGTCACCAGACTCTGCTGGGTCATAGCCCACCCAGACTTGTTTACTTCCAAATGGCCTTATTGCTAATGGTTTGAAGTCTTTGGCCCAAAGTTCCCATGAGTCGACCATACAAGGTTGGATAAGGCTTAAAGGGAATACACTCTGCCCGTCATCGACAAACTCACACATGTATAAGTTTGCAAACTCTTCTGCACTGTTTTCTGCAATGAGTTCATCAATATCAAACAAGTCACAGCCTTGACGTTCAGCATCATAAATATTGACTATGTGTCGCCACATCTGGTCATTACAAAGAGCGCCATTTCTTAATGCTTCATGACTTGTATCGACTTCAACTTGCTTATCTTTAGTTCTGCCCTTGTTGTAAGCTTCTCCTGTCCAGAACTTATAGGCTTCATGTGATTTACTTGAAGGCGTGGAGAAGTAAGTCTTTTTATATTGTTTTTGAGCTGCCATTGCTGATGCCACTTTTTTAAGTGTGGCAAAGCCATGTACCCAAAAGAATTCATCAAAGTACAAATCACCATGGTAACTTTGGGCCGTCTTAGCATTTGTACTTAAAAAAATGAGCTGAACTGTTTCGTTGGTCGGTAGAGTGATTGTGATTGGATCACCCTGTAGATCTACACCAATCGACTGAAGAACAAAATCCTTAATGTATGTTTTAAAGCCATGTGCCTGAGCTTTTGAAGCAGATAAGAAAATCTGATTTCGGCCTGTCGTAACTGCTTTAATTAAAGCTTCTCGGGCAAAGTAGAATGTGGCACCAATCTGACGTGATTTTAAAAGAGCACGGTTACGTTGTTCACGCGCACGGTACCAAACTTTTTGATATTCAAATAATCCATCATCAAAGTCTTCAAGAAGCTTTTCTATTTGTTCTTCTGTCAGCACATTTCTAGCAGTGGGTTTACGTGGACCTGCATTTCTATTTTTTAAATTTGGGTTGAGGTCAGTTTCATTTCCACCATTGTTATATTTATTGATTTTAGCCATACGTTCCAGCTGGCGCATAAGCAAATCAATTTCTTTAAAATCACCCGGTGTTTTCTTTTCAAGAATAATTAACTTTACAAGTTGGGCCTCTAAAGCTTGTGCAACACGTCCTTCTGGAGCTTGCTCGTCCCATTCATCTCTTGCCTTCCAGGCATGAACATTTTTATCTTTTTCTTTTAAGTATTCTGCAATCGAGCTGATCCGCCACCCCATCCAGTATAAGAACTTTGCTAAGAGGCGGTTATCAAAAGTCAGAGATGTATTTTCAGGCGTCGTATTCATTGGCTTATTAAGCCAACTTCAATTTATTGATTCACTGTACAGACCTTGTGAAAACAGTTTTCACAAGGGAGCTTCGTTGATTCTTTTAGGTTTAATTCCGATTCTGCTTAATACGTAAATTATGAATTATTTAAATATTAAGCAGGATTCAAACCTCATGAGTAAGAAATCCAAGTTTTATCGAGTTGCAGTTGCTGGAGCCACAACCGATGGCCGCCAGATTGAAGCAGCTTGGATTCAACAAATGGCTAAGAACTATAGCCAGAATACTTATACAGCCATGGCAAACATTGAACACTTCCGTGGTATTTCGCCAGATTCTACTTTTGGAAATTATGCCAAAGTAATCGCACTGAAAGCCCAAGAAGATGAAATTGCAGGTCAAAAGAAATGGGCTTTATATGCACAGCTTGAAGCCTTTGATAATCTCATTGAGATGCATGGCCGAAAACAAAAATTGTTTAACTCAATTGAAGTTAATCCCAACTTTGCTGATACCAATGAAGCTTATTTAGTTGGTATTGCATTCACTGATACTCCTGCTTCTTTAGGTACGCAAATCATGGAGTTTGCAGCAAATAATCCTGAAGCGAGCCCTTTTACTTCAAAAAAGCAGCATAAAGACAACCTTTTCACTGCTGCTGAAGAAGTCGATTTACAGTTTGAAGAAGAGCTGGCAGTTACTGGCTTGTTCAATACCGTTATGAATTGGCTAAAGCCACAACAAGAAGAACAGGACCAGAAAAACAAAGGCCAATTTACTGAAGTTGCAAAGTCAATTGAGCAGATTGCTAAAACCTTTGGTGAAACTCAGCAAGAACTCCAAGAGTTCAAAACAAAGTACTCCACTCTTGAAAATGACTTTAAAGCTTTGAAAGTAAAGCTGAGTCAAGAACCTCACCCTGATACTCCGCCTGCTCCCGAAAATACAGGCAATTTCTCAGAACAAATTGATTGCTAATTAGCGAGCGAACTTATGCGTAACGATACACGAATTAAATATAACCACAGCCTTCAAAAACTAGCCGAAATTAATGGTGTTGAGTCTGTCGCACATACTTTTAATGTTGCTCCAGTACCAGCTCAAAAGATGGAAGATAAAATTCAAGCTTCTAGCGAATTTTTATCTAAAATCAATGTCATTGGTGTGATTAATCCTAAAGGTCAAGCGATTGGTTTATCCGTAAACCAAACAATTGCCGGACGTACAGATACTTCAGGTTCTGGTGAACGTACCCCAGTAGATCCAACGGGTTTCGGTGCAGATAACTATGAATGTATCAAAACTGATTTTGACGTTGCCATTGGTTATGAAAAGCTTGATGCATGGGCCGTATTCCCAGATTTTCATGCACGTTGGACGAACGCTATTGCCAAATCTATTGCGTTAGATCGCATCATGATCGGCTTTAATGGTAAGACTGCTGCGGCTACAACGAACCGAGCGACTAATCCAAAACTTCAGGATGTGAACGTAGGTTGGTTAGAAAAAATTCGTCTAAATGCTGCTGATCGAGTAATGGCAGACGTGACTGTTGGTGCTACAGGAACATACAAAAACCTTGATGCTCTTGTACAAGACGTTGTTAATGAGCTGATTGATGAAGTACATCAAGATGACACTGATTTAGTCGTAATTTGTGGCCGTCAGTTACTTGCAGATAAAAACTTCCCAATCGTAAACAACGCTGCAGATAACCAGAATGTTTTAGCTGGTCAGATCTTGGTTGGTCAAAAGCAAATTGGTGGTTTACCTGCCATCCGTGTTCCGCACTTCCCAGACAATGCCCTTCTAGTTACTTCGCTTGATAACCTCTCGATTTACTATCAGAAAGATGCAAAGCGTCGTCACATTAATGAAAAGCCAAGTAAGAACCGCATTGAAGATTACCAATCTTCAAATGAAGCTTACGTCATTGAAGCCTACGAGAAAGTAGGCCTCGTTGAAAACATCACAATTCAATAAGGGGTGATTTATGTTGAGTCCAGCTCGACGACATCGCCTTCAGGCATTAGCAGCTAAAGCAGCTGCTAATGCCGAAAATGAATTTGGTGGTGTTCGTAAAGATGCCAGTGTTTATATGTTGCAACTGGCGGAATTAAAAAATGACCAAAACTTATTGCGTAACGTTAAATCTGAAATTGAACGTGCCCAATACAAAGCAACTTTAATCCCGAAATACATGCCCTATGTTGAAGGTGTTCTTTCAATTGAAGAACGTGCTCCTGATCTGAAGGATGATGTTGTCACGACGATTATGCTTTGGTGCTTTGATGCAAGCATGTTTGAAGATGGCCTTCGTATTGCTGAGTTTGCTTTAAAACATGGTCTTTCAATGCCGGACTCTTTTAGCCGTGATACAGCATCTATTGTTGCTGAAGAGATCGGAAATGCTGCAAAAGCTGCTTATGCTGAAGGTAAAGTTTTTGATTTATCAGTTTTAAAGCAAGCCATTAGCATTACATCTGAATTCAGCATGCATGATCAGATCCGTGCAAAACTCTATGTCGCAATTGGCCGTGTGTTCTTACAAAAAGAGATTTACTCACAAGCGGTCGAGTGGCTAAAAGAAGCAATTAAATACAATGAAAATTGTGGTGGTAAACAAGACCTTCAAAAGTCTGAACGTTTACTGAAAAAACAATTAGAAGAAAACCCACCTCAGCCATTATTCAATGCTGATGGCTCCCCTGTTGTGGATGATTTTGGCAATCAGGTATTTGAGGGAATTTCTTCTTAACGAGTGCCCAGCACCCACCGAGGGGCAGATCTGACAAAGATAAACATTGTTCTGTTTCGTTTTTGGTTCAGATCTCCACCCCTCACCTAACCGAGAATAAAAATGTCTGGCTTAATTGCAAACGGTACTTTCTCAACTCAGGACGTTGTAATCAATAGTGATCCGTTCTTTCCATCGGTATCCAGCAACCATGTCCGTGAGGTTTTGCGTTTAGATTCAAGTGTTACTAATCAACGTCTTATTTCAGCTATAGAAGCAGCTGTAATTCATGTTAATGAACAACTGGAAAGTCTACTCAGCAAAGCCCCGACATTAGTAGAAATTACAACTAAACAGGTCAATGGAAAGCCTATTGCTGCTGTTTTGTATTTCCGTGCAGTTACTGCTGCAGCTGGTGCAGAACTCTGTGAACGTTACCGATCTTATGACACCACCAATAATGGTAGTCAAAAAGCTGAAGAACTGACACCGACGATTGATGACTATAAACGTGATTTGCGTTTTGCCATCCGCGATATAAAAAAAGTCCGTCGCCTAAATGTGGAGTTGGTTTAGATGAAAGAGATCTATGCAATCCAAAACGACACAGTTGACGCAATTTGCTGGCGTGAATATGGGCGGAGCACTGGAGTAGTTGAACGAGTACTAGAAGCAAACCCACATCTTTCCGAATTTGGTCCATTCATTCCAATGGGTACAAAAGTTCAATTACCAGACATCCCAACTCCACAAAATAAAGTTCAAAGCATTCAGCTTTGGGATTGAGAGAATTTATGCCAGAACCAACAACTTCTACAGCAACCATTGCCACTCTAAGTGCAGTGTCATTGCTTCCATTTATTAATGGTAATGCGTTGCTAGGTGCAGTACTTGGAGCAGCATTTATTGCAACTTTTGAAAAAGATTTAAATGCTTACCAACGTATTCGCAATATGTTATTGGCCACTGGTATTGGTTATATCAGTGCACCACTCATTACAGAACATACATTATTAAAAGCTGATGCCGTGGCAGCCCTTATCACTTCAACACTTTGTTTATTCATATTAATCAAGGTTGTTGATTGGGTTAAAACTGCAAAACTGTCAGATATTTTGAACATCTTTCGAGGTGGCAAGTCATGATCGAATTGTTATTTCAAACCGTTGCCGTTTTAGCTTATCTCATTTGCGGTTTTCGTATTGCAACCTTTAGTCACGGTGGAAATTTTCACCGTGGCTATTCCTTCTTTGCAGCAACTTTGATTGCAGCATTCTTAGGCCAATCGGTCCATATCTTATTTTTTAAGGATCCAGTTACGCTATGGGACGCCATCTTTGCAATCCTTCTTGCAGTACTCATCTGGCGCACTAAAGGTAATGTGGCCAAACTCATTTGGAGCACAACATGATTTTAAAATTTGGTTCAAAAGGTGATGCCGTAGCAACTCTTCAAAAGCAATTGGCTAAGATGGGTTACAAGGGTGTTAAAGGTAAACCACTTTCCATTGATGGTCATTTTGGAGAGAGTACTGAATTTGCAGTGATTCAACTCCAGCGTAAATTTGGCTTAGTAGCTGACGGTAAAGTCGGTGATAAAACTCGCCAAGCTTTAGCTGGTATTTCAGTAAGTAAACTCTTAAAAGATGAAGACTATAAAAAAGCTGCAATACGTTTAAAAGTTCCTGAATTAGTTATTCGAGTTTTTGGAGCTGTTGAAGGCCAAGGTGTAGGCTTTCTTGAAAACGGAAAGGCTAAAATTTTATTTGAACGTCATCGAATGTATTTTTATTTAAGCCAGGCTTTAGGTAAAACATTTGCGAATGATCAGGTAAAACTAACACCAAATTTAGTCAATACTTTAACTGGTGGTTACAAAGGTGATGCAGCTGAATATACCCGGTTAAGTATGGCCATAAATATTCATAAAGAATCTGCCCTGAAGTCTACTAGCTGGGGCCAGTTCCAAATTATGGGCGAAAATTGGAAGGATCTCGGCTATTCATCTGTTCAAGAATTTGTTGATCAACAGCAGATTAGCGAAGGCCACCAACTCGAAGCATTTATCCGGTTTATTGAGTGGAAGCCTGGCTTATTAGAAGCATTACAAAAACAAGATTGGCATACAGTCTTTACACTCTACAACGGCAAAAACTATAAAAAACTTGGCTATCAAGCAAAATTCCAAAAAGAATGGGATCACCTTGAACCAATTTATCGTGAGAAAACTGCAGCATGAAAAAGCCCCATGCTTTACGTGAATATTTGCTAAATGCGATTCCGGATCTACCACAGGATCCGGATCGCTTACTTATCTTTGCTAATGACGGTAAATTAATGAGTACTGCAGCAAATGGATATAGCTTTGAAATGGCCTATACACTAGATATGATCATTACTGATTATGCTGGTGATGTCGATGTGTTTGGCGTTGTCCTTTTCACCTGGATTATCGACAACCAATCCGAACTCATGGCCAATTTAAATAAAGTACAAGAAGCCATTACTTTTGAAGCTGAACTCATCGATAACAGCAAATATGATCTGCATTTTAAAATCCCTTTAACTGAACGTGTCATTGTGAAAAAGAATGCTGAAGGTAAATTCGAGATCTCATACCCAACTGAACCACAATATACTGAGTTTGGCCCACCTACTGATTTTGAATTAATAGATAAGGATGGATCTACGCTGGCAACATGGCGCACGGTTAATATGCAAGGACGTTCTTTGGATATGCCTTTCCCTGGGAAAAACCCATGAATAATATTCAGGATCTTGCCCTTTATCTTCAACCTTTGTTAGATCGTTTGTCCCGAGGTGAAAGGGCAAAACTAGCTAAAAATATTGGACGAGATCTTCGAACAAGCCAACGTCAGCATATTACAGCACAGCAAAATCCTGATGGTTTAGCATATACAGCTAGACGTACACGCTTACGTGACCAGAAAGGAAAAATTAAAAGAAAAATGTTTTCCCGGATTAAATCTAACACTCATCTAAAAGTACTAAGCAATAGTGAATCAATTGCAGTAGGTTTCATTGGTCGTGTCAGTCGAATTGCTAAGGTACACCAATATGGATTAAGAGACCGGGCAACTAGATCTGCTCCAGATACAGTTTATCCAAAACGTGAATTGCTAGGATTTACAGTTAAAGAGATTAATTTGGTTGAGTCCTCATTCATCAAGCATATCAATATTAAATAGCTCAACTTGTGAAAACCATTTTCACAAGTTCCCATTGCTGAAAAGTAAAAAACTCTAACGCAAAGTGTTGGCATGAATGCTGACATCAATCGTCGTCTTGAAAATCTGATTCGGTTCGGAACAATCAAGACCGTAAATCCGTCTAAACCAATTCCCCTTGTCACTGTTGATCTTGACGATATTGTCACGCCTGAAATTCGCTTTTTTAATGCACGTTCCGGAGATGACTCAAATTGGGATCCACCCTCTTTAGATGAGGAAGTCATGGTGATTTCACCTTGTGGCGAAATTGGTCCTACAAGCGTGGTTTTCTATGGGCTTTACAACAATGAACACCCATCTCCTTCTGATGATTTAAATAAGAAAATCCGTGTATTTGCTGACGGTTGCGTCATTGCTTATGACATTTCTGCTCATCAATTATCAGCCATTTTACCTTCAGGTGGTAAAGCAATTGTAACTGCTGATGGCGGTATAACCGTAAACGGGGACACAACTATCAATGGAAATCTTCAGATTAATGGCAGTACTGCCATGACTGGAAATAATACCGTCGGTGGAAGTCAGTTGGTGCAAGGAAGTAGTCATTCAACTGGCGCGTTTAGTACTGAAGCTGATGTTAAAGCTGGCTCAATTAGCTTGAAAGCACATAAACATCCTGGAGATAGCGGTGGGACAACTGGAGGGCCAATTCCATGATGTCACGTGAAAATGGCCGAGAGCTTGAAACTGAATTAGATCATATCCGTCAATCTGTCCAGGACATTCTAACTACCCCCATTGGTACAAGAATCATGCGTCGAGAATATGGTTCTTTGATCTATCAATTGATCGACTCCCCTTTTGATGAAATCGCCACTCTGCAGCTATATGCAGCGACTGCAACTGCACTTTTACGTTGGGAAGACAGGATCATTCTCAATTCAGTTTCGTTAGTGACTAATGAAGAAGGTTCATATTTTCTAGATATGGATTGCAGTCTTGTCGATAGCAATAAACAGGCCTCTTTAAGTATCCCCCTTTCAATTGGATCTACCTTATGAGTGTTGACTTTAATTCTTTACCAAAACCAAATTTTGTTGATGTGCTTAACTATGAAGACATCTTCAATGAACGTAAAGAATATTTCATTTCGCTTCATCCAGAGGATGAGCAAGAGCTTGTTCGTAAAACACTGAGCCGTGAAAGTGAACCAGTCACTAAGCTTTTACAAGAAAATGCTTACCGGGAAATGATTCTTCGCAATCAAATTAATGAAAAAGCATTGGCTACACAACTTGCATTTGCAAAGGGAAATGATCTTGATGTTTGGGGTGCAAATTTTGATGTTAAACGTTTAGTAATTACACCCGCTGATGATTCAATCACACCACCGGCCCCAGCTGTTTATGAAGAAGATGAAGATTTTCGTTACCGCATTCAAAAGAAATTAGATGCATTAAGTACTGCTGGACCAGAATCAGCTTATGAGTTTCACACGCTTTCAGCCGATAGTCGTGTTTCAGATGTTAAATGTAGTTCACCAGCTCCAGCACACGCCCTTTTGACAATTCTTCAGCGTGACACATCAAATAATGCTTCAACTGAAGAACTAAATGCGATTGTTCTAAATTATGTATCTGGAGAGAAAAAACGTCCTACCGGTGATCGAGTACAAGTCCAATCAGCTGAAATCATTAACTATGAAATTGAAGCTGTATTAGTCACCAAGAATGTACCTGAGACAGATCCAGTTTTAGCAGCTGCACACGCCAATTCTTTAGCCTATACCAAAGAACCAAAACGTATTGGTAAAGGTGTATTTTTTTCTGATCTCTATTCAATTTTAAAGGTTTCAGGTGTTGAACGAGTTGAATTAGTTAGTCCTACAGCTGAAATCCACCTTACTAATTTTCAGGCAGCTTCATGTACTGCTATTAAACTTAGCGTGAGGAATGAATAATGAATTTACTTCCTCCAAACACAACGCCTTTTGAAAAGAAAATTGTTGAAACTACAACCAAAACAACAGAGCTGAATACTAACTTATCAAGCCTAATTCGGGTTGATGATGCACCTAGTGACTTCTTATCTATTTTAGCTTGGCAATTTTCTGTAGACCGTTGGCAAGATGATTGGCCAGATGAAATAAAAAGAGCACAGATTAAGAATTCAATCAAAGTTCACACATATAAAGGGACGAACTTTGCTCTCCGATCAATTGTAGAAAGTTTTGGTTATTCGTTATCGGTTCAAGAGTGGTGGCAAGAAAGCCCAATGAGTGAACCAGGAACATTTTATCTAACGATCGAAACTAATGGTCGAGGGCTTACAGAAAAAACATCTAAAACATTAGTTGAATTACTTCATGACGCCAAGCCTTTAACACGTCAGCTAAAAGGTATCGAAATCAATGTTATCAACGTCCAAGGTGAAACAAATGTAGGTTGTGGTTGTTATGGCGGAGATGACGTCACAATTTACCCAAAAGTAGATGATCCCAATTCACTAATGTATCCCGTTTTTGCTTTTTATGAGCATGAAATTACAAGTATTTATCCCAAATAGAGCATAAAAGTATGGCAGCACTTTATCATTCACTTTTCACAGAAAAAGGCTTAGAGCTACTCCGAGATTCAATTCAAAATGGTACAAAACTGGGTATTACTCATATGTCATTTGGTGATGGTGGAGGAGATTTACCGACTCCAGATGCATCTTTTACCGAGATGGTAAATGAAGTTTACCGTGTACCGTTGAATCGTTTAGCACCATCAAAAGCAAACGCAAACTGGTTAGAAGCCGACGGAGTTATTCCATCAGCTGTAGGTGGTTTTAATATTCGTGAAGTTGGTCTGTGGGCTGGTAACGTCATGGTTGCTTATGCAAACTATCCACCAACTTATAAACCTTCTGGGGACCAAGGTACAGCTCAGATTAAGACCATTCGTATTGTTCTTCAAATTGATAATACAGCTAATTTTGAATTGAAAATCGATGCCAGTATTGTAATGGCAACCATCCAATCAGTAGAAGAAGCAAAAGTAGAAGCTATTAATTATGCTGACAATACCAAGGTTCATTCTCTTGAGTCACTGGAGCAACTTACATCATTAGAGCCTTGGGACGGTCGTGCTGTTTATGTTAAATCAGTAAAAGCAAATAAAGGTATTGGCGGGGGAATATTTGTATATGAAAGTGAGAGCGAAAAAACTGCTGATGGCTATATTGTTATTGGTACTTCGCCAAAAGGTAGATGGGTAAAAATATCACTAGCACATTTGACTGTAGATGATTTTGGAGCGGTCGGGAATAATGAAGATGATGATTCATCGGCTTTCAATGCATATGCATTAAGTCCTTACACTGGTTCATCAATTTTTCTAGGAGTAAGACAAGCACAATATGCGATTTTTAAACAAGTAAACTGTCAAGGAAAAGGATTAGTCGGAGGCGGATTTAGTAAGCAAACTAATGATGCTTATGCATTGAATTCTATTCGAGTTAAAGACGGGGACTATCAGAATCAAACAGCTCTTTTAAATAATACTGCATTCATTAAGGTGGGGGCAGAAGTACGTGATCTTCAATTAAAATGCGATGCCACAATTAATAAAAATATTAATGGCATTGAGATAAGTGCATACAATGGAACTGTACATAATGTAAATATTACAAACTTCTATGATCAGATTTATACAATTGGTGCAACTGTCGCGTTCCGTGCCCAAAATTTCACATCAATTGGAGCAGGCAACGCAGGTTTTCACTTTCTTGATACAAATAATGACCAGAGCACTACTGCCTATTTCAATAATTGTAGTTTTCAGTGGGGTAAGTATCCGATCCTATTTGATAAAGAGGTTTATGGTTCAAGTATTACAAACACAATTATTGAATACATGGCAAAAGGTTTTACGGCTAAAGTTTGGTCGAATTGCAATTTTGACCAAATTTGGGCTGAACAAACTTTAGATAATAGTCCTCAGGATTGGTTAGTAAATACGCTTCACCAACAATCCTTTGGAAATACTTATGGAACACTCTATATCCGTAATCCTTGGCTTAATAGAGCAGCCACTTCAGATATAGCTGGTTCCAATAATACTGGAGGCATTTCTCTTAGTGGTTCTGCTGTAGCAGTTAATAGTGCAACTGGTCACAAAGTAGTTTTAAGTATAAGTGGTTTGTATACTAGATTTGCGGATTGGATTAGTGGTCCTGCAAGAAGACTTTTGATAACAACACAACCTACAGCAGCAGGATCAGGTTATAAGACTCCTTTATATATTAATGCCCCTAATGGTGAATTGTACTTTGGCAACCAAGATGAAACTTCAACGTTGGCACAGGTATTTAAAAGAATCATTGGAGGAAATGCAGATAACACAGCACCATTTTTTGGAGCAGATGCTTGGACCAAAAGAGTAAGAAAATGGCAAGCCTTTGATCATACTGTAAATCAGAATGGTCAATTTATGGCACCGATGATGCTAACTTATGATTCTTCATTTACAGAGCAGCAAAAGAACGCTGGTTGGAGCATATCAAAGGAGTCAACAGGAATTTATGTTCTGCAAAGGACAGCAACTACTGTGGTGCCTATGACCAATCCCAATATTGTTATAGGTGGAATTGTGATGGGAAGTAAACTAGGAAATGGATCTTCAGTTAACTATTCAATTCAGTTTATAGAAACATATCAAGGAAGTTTTACTAATTATACTGAAGCTGCTGGATGTAAGATTTTTTTCCATGATCAAGTAGGTAACTTGGTAGATCCTTTCAGATTTTCAGCATTTTTCACATTAGTATCAGGATTTTAAAATGAGTGATTTTGTCGATTCAATTTATGAAACAGTGGTAAAAAAAATTCAAAATGATATTGAAGAATCTGGAGAGTCCCGATTATCGCTGAGATTTAGTTTTAATATTGATGATAGAAATGAATTGGTAAATAGACTGACTAATGAACTTTATAATGTAACTGAAACAACTGAAATAGAGTCGGGTATAAAAAGTGAATTCTTACTTATCAAGAAAGTAACTTCTTAATTCTGTCAAAACCATTTTCACAGACCAAGAAACTTACACTTTTGATTTAGTCATGCAAGCCTGTTTGTTGAATTAAAACCTCAATAAACAGGCTTTTTTATGGCTATAGATCAATACCACCACGGAATCCGTGTCCTTGAACTCAATGATGGGATCCGGCCAATCCGAACCATTGCAACTGCAATTCCGGGCTTTGTTGCGACTGCAGATGATGCAGACCCATTGGTTTTCCCAGAAAACCAAGCAGTACTAATTACAAATATACAAGCTGCAGTAGCTAAAGCCGGTAAAAACGGAACTTTAGCAAAAGTACTTCAAAATATGGCCAACCAAACCAACGCCCTTTGTGTCGTGGTCCGTGTACCTACTGCAGTTGATGAAGCAGCTCAAACTGCAAACGTCGTTGGTACAGTTACCGCTGAAGGTAAATATACCGGCCTTAAAGCTTTACTTGTTGCCAAATCTAAATTAGGTGTTCAACCGCGTATTTTAGGTGCACCAGGGCTTGATACTCAGCCTGTTGCTACTGAATTAGTTGTTATTGCTAAAAAGTTGCGCGCTATGGCTTATGCGTATGCATGGGGCTGTAAAACCAAAGAAGAAGCTGTGGCTTATCGTGAAGCATTTGCTGCACGTGAACTCATGATCATTTGGCCAAACTTTGTGGCATTTAATACAACAACCGCTAAAACAGAAACCGTACCAGCTGTAGCTGTTGCTATGGGACTACGTGCAAAGATTGATAATGAAATAGGCTGGCATAAAACCCTTTCAAACGTTGCCGTATCAGGTGTGACTGGTATCGATGCAGATGTGACTTGGGATCTGCAAGATCCAGCAACTGATGCAGGTTATCTCAACAGTAATGAAGTCACCACTTTAATTCAGCATGAAGGTTTTCGTTTTTGGGGATCTCGTACTTGTTCGGATGATCCATTATTCCTATTTGAAAACTATACACGTACTGCTCAAGTCTTGGCTGACACCATGGCTGAAGCACACATGTGGGCAAATGATTTACCTCTTCATGGTTCGTTGGTCACGGACATTCTTGAAGGTCAAAAGGCCAAGCTACGTGAACTCACGCGTAATAAATACCTCATTGGTGGTGACGCCTGGTTCGATCCTGAAGCAAATACTCCAGATACGTTGAAGGTGGGTAAATTGGCCACTGATTACGATTACACCCCTGTCCCACCGTTAGAAGATCTGACATTCCGTCAACGTATTACGGATCGTTATCTCGCTAACTTTGCTGCATCTGTAAAAGCTTAAGGAGCATAACGCATGGCTTTACCTCCAAAATTAAAAAATCTGAACTTCTTTAATGAAGGGAATAGCTACTTGGGCAAAGTTAAAACTGTGACTTTACCCAAGTTAGCCCGTAAAACTGAAGACTACCGTGGCGGTGGTATGAACGGGACCGTAAAAGTCGATTTAGGCATGTCCGATGATGGCTTAGTACTTGAGTCAACTTATGGTGGTCTAGATCTTTTGACACTCCGTCAATTTGGTATGGAAAAAATTGACGGTGTTTATCTCCGTTTTGCTGGGGCATACCAGCGCGATGACGATGGCGAATATGATGCCGTAGAAGTAGTTGTTAAAGGCCGTCATGAAGAAATTGATGGTGGTGAATCTACACCTGGTGAAGACACAGAACATAAAGTTGTGACGAACTGTGTTTACTACAAGCTGACAGTGAATGGTGTTGTTGAAGTCGAAATTGACATTCTTGGCTTGAAAGAAGTGATTGGTGGCGTAGATCGTCTTGAAAAACAACGCAACATCTTAGGCATTATTTAAGTTTCCTTCCCTTCTGTAGTGCAGTACTGCAGAAGGTTTTTTTATTTAACTTTTAGGATATTTCCACATGAATCAAATTGATCAAGCAATTAACCAGGAACAAATCAAAAACCCAAATGAAGAAGTGGTGACCTTAGAAGAACCAATCCGTATGGGTGAACAGATGATTACCCAGGTGACCATTCGTAAACCGGGAGTAAAAGCATTAAGTGGTACCAGTCTTCAGGCTATTTACCAGCATGATGTAGATGCTCTTTGTAAAGTACTACCACGCGTTACTTCACCAGCACTGACACCTCAGCAGATCTACCAAATGGACCCTGTAGATTTTGCCAATTTAGGAGGGCATTTGGTCACTTTTTTGTACCCGAAAGCCTTACAGAAGGAAATCAAGGCTCAGACAGCTTAGAGCTGGTCGATGATGTAGATGAGGCAATAGCAAATATTGCCGTCATTTTCCATTGGCCACCAAGTACCTACGATGACATGGATATTGTTGAATTGAGCAAATGGCATCGTAGAGCAATCAAAAGAAATCAAACTAACTAATTAGAGTCCACCAATGGCAGATTTAAAATTAGAAGTCCTATTTAATGCAGTTGATAAATTATCTGGCCCTATAAAAACAATCGTTGGTGGCTCTAAAACCTTATCAGATGCCTTTAAAAAGACTTCATCTGAACTGAAGGCACTAGAAGCCCAGCAACGCAAAATTTCAGGCTTCAGGCAGCTTAAAGAACAATCTGAAAAAACTGCTCAGGCCATTGAACAGAATAAGGAAACTCTTAAACAGCTCAAAACGGCTATGAATATTGGTGCCCCTACTGAGCAAATGGTTAAGGATCTCGCACGTGCTGAAGCAGCACAGAAACGTCTGAAGGCAGCTCAGAAAAATCAAGGCTCTGAAATGACGGCTTTAGTACGTGAACTTAATCAGGCTGGTATCAGTGTTGACAACCTGGCTGATGATGAATCTGAGCTGAAGAATAAAATCCATCTCACCACAATGGAAATTAACAAGCAGAAGGAATCCTTAGAACGACACCAGAAAGCCCAAAAGCAGTATGAGCAAATGCAAGGGCGTATGGCCAAAGCTTCGGATCTAGCAAAAAAAGGGCTTGTGATTGCTGGCGTTGGAGCTGCTGCAATGGCAATTCCTGTGAAATTAGCTAGTGATTTTGAAACTGATATGTTGGGTGTAGCTAAACAATTAAATGGCGCACGTGATAGCACAGGAAAATTAACCAAAGAATTTTTTGGCATGCGCCAAGAAATTTTAAATCTTGGCCATGCCCTTCCTGTCTCTAATAATGAATTAGCAAGAATGACTGGTGCCGGCTTAAAAATGGGAGTTGCTAAACAGGATATTCTTGGTTTTACAAAAGAAGTGGTAAAAATGGGAACTGCTTTCGAATTACCATATGATGAGCTTGCGGAAAATATGGGCAAAATTGCCAATATGTATAAGCGACCAATTAAAAATATCAGTGAACTAGCAGATACCATCAACTACCTTGATGATAATGCATTGTCTTCAGGTGGTGACATCATTGATTTTATGCAGCGTGTTGGTGGTACTGCATCAATGGTTAAAATTACTGATAAGAACACAGCTGCTTTAGGCTCAACCTTACTATCACTTGGTGAAAGATCAGAAACAGCAAGTACTGCAATTAATGCTGTTTTTTCAAAATTAGGAGCAGCAAATACCCAATCTAAACCATTTATGGCTATGGTCAAAGATCTTGGGCTTTCAACTAGTGAACTAGAAAAAGGTATGCAAACAAATGCTGTTGGCACCATTTTTAAAGTCATGGACGCAATTAAAAAAATGCCAGAAATTGCCGCTGAAGGAGGAACTAGTCAGATTGATGCCGTAGCTACTTTATTTGGTGCAGAACATTGGGATACTTTTTCTAAATTACTTAAAAATCGTGGTGAGCTTGAAAAACAATTACAACTAGCAAACAGCATAGGTTCCAAAGGGTCAATGGATCGTGAGTTCATGGCACGTATGGAAACTAATCAAGCACAAATGGAAGTTTTTAAAAACAGAATATCAGAAGTCGGGATTAGTATCGGAAGTATCCTATTACCCCCTTTAAATACTCTATTAGGTAAAGTCGGAAGTGTGGTGACTGGTTTTACTACATGGATCCAACAAAATCCTGCCTTAGCTTCAACTCTGATAAAAATTGCTGTTGGTGGTATCGCTATCATTGGGGTTATAAGCGCTTTATCACTTGGTGTTTTAGCGCTACTTGGTCCACTTGCTATGCTCAAAATGACCTTTTCCACATTAGGCATTGGGTTTAGTGCCTTAGGAGCAATTTTCTCTCCAGCTGGCTTAGTCATCCTTGGCGTTATTGCAGCCGTGGCTGGAGCTGCTTATCTCATTTATAAGAATTGGGAACCTATCAAAGGTTTCTTTGTGGGCATTTGGAATACAGTTAAAACTGCCTTCAATGGTGGGATTATGGGGGTGTCTGCCCTAATTATTAATTGGTCCCCAATTGGGCTTTTCTATTCTGCATTTGCAAAAGTCTTGTCCTGGTTCGGTGTAGATCTACCATCCAAATTCACTGGCTTTGGCGCAATGATTTTAACCGGTTTAAAAAACGGGATTATGTCCAAAATTGGTGAAGTAAAAGCAGCTCTCTCCGGAGCCGTCACTGGGGTCATCGATAAAGCTAGAAATATCCTAGGTATCCATTCCCCCTCGCGTGTGTTTATGGGCATTGGTAACTACACCATGCAAGGCATGGCATTAGGTATTTCTCAGAACCATAACTTACCCGTTAGAGCTACACAGCAAGCCACGCAAAATGTGATTGGTACTGGTACCACGGCCAAGGTCACTCCAGTGACTCCTATTCGTGCACAACGTGGTGGCAGTTTCATTAGTAACGACACAATTCAAATCACCATTAAGGCAGAGCACGGACAACCAGTGCGTGAAACAGCACGTGCGTTACGAGCTGAAATGGTACGCCTACAACAAGAAGAACGCGATGCTCGTCGTAGATTCTTAACTGACACGGAGTAAACAAGATGATGATGGCGCTAGGGCTGTTCGTATTTTCATTACGAACAGCTGCTTACCAAGAACTTCAACGTGTCACCAACTGGCGACATCCAAGTAATAACCGGGTAGGTTCTACCCCAGCTTATCAGTTTACTGGTAAAGGTGAGGACACTATTACCCTGAAGGGGGAAATTTACCACGAACTGACCAACAACCGAATTGTATTAGATCAAGTTCGTCGTATGGCAGACACAGGCATGGCCTACACCCTAATCGAAGGTACCGGCAAGATTTACGGCCTCGTAATTATCGATAATATGGAAGAGACAAAAACCTATTTCTTTAAAGATGGTGCAGCACGTAAAACAGAATTTAGCCTGACACTAAAAATCGTAAAGGAATGGAAACCTACTTTAATTGGAACGCTTCTAGGCATGGCTGGTGGCGTAGCAAATAGGTTGATATAAATGTTTAATCAAGTCACCAATACGCTAAATGAAGCTGCTGAGTCATATCAGGCTGAAACTGAATATCCTTTCCCAATATATCGACTTGAAGTAGATGGTAATGACATCTCCCCTCTTGTTGTCGATCGCTTAATTTCACTTAGTATTAAAGACAATCGTGGTCTTGTTGTGGACTCTGTCGACATTGATCTTGATGATTCAGATGGGCAATTAGAAATTCCACCTGAAGGCGCAATTATTCAGGTGTGGATTGGTTGGTCAAATACAGGCTTGGTCGACAAAGGGAAATACAAAGTTGAATCAGTCACTCATCGCGGTGCACCAGATATATTAAGCATTTCAGCATTCAGTAATGATGTATCTGAAGGTTTAAAACAAAAGCGTGAACGTAGTTTTAGTAATAAAACAATTCAGGTGATTTTTGAAACCGTTGGTGCTGAATATGCCCTTAAAACAATTGTGCATGACACGCTGGCCAACCGGGTAATTTCATATATTGCTCAGAATGAAAGTGATGCAAATCTGATTACCCGGATAGCTGATGAACATGATGCGATTGCTACCGTAAAAAATGGCCATTTAATTTTATTGCCTCGTGGAGCCAGTCAAACCGTATCCGGATTACCACTTCCTACAGCCCAAATTTTTCGATCAGATGGTGATGGCCACAATTACACGACTGGTACCGGTACTGACAGAATTACGGGTGTTAAAGCCTATTATTACGATACCGGTAAATCTAAAAAGTTGTATGTTGTAATTGGTGACAATGAAGACAATTTAAAAGAGATCCGCTACGTCCACCGTGACAAAAAAACGGCTGAATTAGCTGCTCAGGCTGAATATAACCGGTGCAAACGTGCATCTCAAAAATTGTCTTATACCTTTGCCTTTGGCCAACCTAATTTACTCCCGGAACAAGAGTTTGTATTCACCGGTTTAAAACCACAGATTGATGACATTGTATGGCTTGGCACCAATGTCACTCACAATTTAACTGATAGTGGCTTTACTACGAATGTTGAACTGGAAGCACAGTTGCCTAATGCAGATGATGTCTCAACTCTTTTTGAACCGGATAAAGAGGGAGATAAAGAATTAAGGAAAAAAAATAAAAAACGGACTGGTCGGAACTATGCTGACTACACCGGAGTAATCGTTTTTTATCGTGAGAATGGTAAAGATCTCAAACTTACATCTGGGGATCAGAGCAATCCCTTAAAGCTCATCAAAATATATAAAACTAAAAAGACAGCGACCATTGCTTTAAAGAGGGAACAAGCCCGAATAGATAAAGCTAAAAAGGTTAAATAAAAAAAATCCTTGCTTGGGGTAAAGCAAGGACTAAAAACAATAATCAATTTTCGATACAAATTATCATAAATCACTATTTATAGTGATTTTGTTATAAAATCGTAATTAATTAAACCAATAGGTAACGAAATGGCTCGACCTCGTTCACGTTATAAATGCCCCCATTGTGGTGAACCTTTTGCAATACGTTCAAGTGATGCATTAAGTCCACTACTCCGTATGTTCCAGGCACAGTGCCAAAATCTGAATTGTGGCTTTACAGCTCAAGGCTACATGGAATTGAAGTTCCAGCTTTCACCTCCAGCCCAACCAAATCCTGAAATTAATTTACCTACTCCGGACCGCACTTGGAAAATGGAGCCAGCATGACAGATAAAATCGACATTGCACAAGAATTACAACTTAAACAGGTTCATGTTCAACCTAAAGACTTTAGCCGTCCTTCTCTTACTGAATGTGAAGAATGCGGAAATGATATTCCTGTTGAGCGTCAACGCTATGGTTCTGTAACTCTTTGTGTTGAATGTAAAAATACACAAGAAAAACTTTCTAAACGGTACTATTAAATGACAAATTTCTTCATATTTTTTATTATCGTTTTCGTATTATCGCTACTCATCTTGTGGATGATGTTGGATTATCAGTTCACCAGATATATTCGTGCAATAAAAGTTGCTCAGCTAGAAAACATGGATCCTGAGTCAGTTTTCACTGGTGAGATACGAATCAACCAAAATTCAAACTCAACATCAAGGGGTGCAAGAATGTGGCTATATCCAGCCCTAATCGGATTAATCATTGGTGTCATGATCAGTGGTTCATTATTCCTCTATCTCTTTGGATAAAACAAAGCCCCTTATATTGGGGCCTTATTTTATAAATTAATTTTTAATTTTTTCCTGATACCAGCCATCAACATAAGTACCTTCCGTGCCTGTATGTTTAACTTCACAATTAAATTGAAGTCCTGTTTTACCCAAAAATCCAGATACATGTTCAGGTTTATCAGTCATAGGATCTAAAGCTTCACCAGTTTTACCTTTGATTGAAGCTAAACACTCATCCATTGAGTTGAATTTTGCACTCATTATTTGTGGTTCAGGCTCATTTGAACAACCAACAAAACTTAGTGAACAAATCATTAAACATAAAAACTTTTTCATTAATTTTCTTCCAAAACTTTCACAAAATCATCTTCAGTCAAAATACGAATATTTGCACCATCTTTCTGCCACTTCAATGCTTGTTCAAACTTACGCCCATAGCTCATATGTGCCCAATGAGGATTACCCTTATTACATATGACGAGGTAATCAACTGTTTTGGTGAGGTCATCTTTAAAAATTCCCCTTTGTGATTCTATAACTTGTTTCCATTCTGCTTTGCTATAACGAGCAGATGCACCAGTTAAGCAAATTGTCTTGCCAATGAGCTCAACATTGCCATGGTAGAAGTCAGGATTTTTATTATCTTCAGTACTGGATACTCTAACTTGAGGTAAACCAAAATTATTGAGTTGGATATATTTGCCCAACGTTAAACGCAGAACTTCCTTTGTATCACCACTTACACGGTTTAAAATACGTACATGATTCAAAGCAACAATTATTTCTTTATAGATTGGATCATCTTTCAAATAGTCATAACGATCCAGCCAAGCATTTAAGGCCAATACCTCATCATCGGTATAATCACTATCACAAGCCAAACCTGCCAATACGCCATGTAACCTTTGAACATCACAAGTATGTTCTTTAAAATACTTTGAGTTTTTAAATAAATCTAAATGTGTTTGAACTTCTTGGTGATTAGCCAATAAAAACTGAGGATCTTCAGCTGCTTTAAGCAACACCTGATAAAGTGATTCAAAATGTGGAACTGTTACAGCATCCGGGTATTGTTCTACCCATTTAATTAAGGCTTCAATTTCTTGAAGTCTCACTCGGCCATCTAAAAATAAACCTTCAAAAAAACCTAAAAATAAATTGCCTAATTTACTTTGATTTGCGTTGTAATTTATACGATTTAAATCTAATTCCATAACGCCCCTAATCTAATTTTTTATAAAGTCTTGACGTTAAAATAGTAACTAAGTTATTCTAATTTCACCATAGCAAAATCTATGGTCTGGCGTGAGAACCTGAAAATATTTTTGAACGAAGACGCAAAAAGTCCGTCTATGGACTATTTTTTTGCGTAAAATTCAGCTTTGCTGCTTTTTGGCAGGCTGGATAGGGCAGCCATATGGCTGGCCGCTTCTTCGTTCGCGGTATTCTCACCCCTGTTCAGTCTGTCACCATTACCGTGAGAAGTGATGGTGTCAGGTTTAAAAACTTGAACGAGGATCAGCAAATGAAACATTTCGCTTTAACGCATTCGTATATTCAAAATAATGTAAAAGAACACTCACCTATCTATGATCTGGCTGCATATCAGCAGCGCCAGCGTCAATTCAAACGGCAAAAATTACTAAAGAACCTTTTCGACACTGCCATATTTGTCAGCGTTGCCGGCTTCACTTTCTCAATGTTGTTTTGGGGAGCCTAAGTCATGGTTAAAAATTTTGTGCACCTCTCGCGCACCTCTTGTGCGCCTTCGCTTTTACCACAAGCTCTGTATGATTTCTCTCAATCTAATAAATTGGGAATGCGACCATGAATACACTTACACAGATTGACGATGCTGTATTTATCCAAGACCAACAGGTAAAAACCGATAGCCTCAAAGTTGCAGAAATTTTTGGTAAGCAGCATAAAGATGTACTACGGAAGATCGAAAGCCTAGATTGTTCATCTGAATTTGCGTCAGCGCATTTTTGCGCTCACGTAAAAACCATTCAGGCTGGGGCCGTTCAACGTGAATCCAAATATTATGAAATGACCAAAGACGGTTTTATTTTCTTGGTCATGGGTTTTACTGGAGCTGCTGCAGCTAAAATTAAAGAAGCCTATATCAACACCTTTAATCAAATGGCTGCCATCCTTTACAACAGTGATGGCAGTCACCAGCAGATCCACGAAGGTGCTGTAGTTCAGCTGAAATCAGGTGGCCCGCTTTACACGATTAGTAAAATCTTTTATGACCAAAATGGTTATATGCAGAATGCTGAAGTCATATGGCACAACAAGGCCAATCTCTGCAGAGAACTATTGCCCATTAACTGTTTAACGCTTGAATCCAAGAACCTGATTCAAAACAAAACACTAGAAGATTTTTGGGCATCACTGCACAATTTTGGAGTTGGTAAACTCAACCATAGCCGAAACCAAAATATTCTGGCACTTAATCTCATGCAGATTTACCAATGCATTGAAGGTTTACCACCTAAAAACCAACTGTCAGCAATCCTAATGCATAGTAGTAATCCCTTTCCCATTTATATGCAGCACAATCATGCGGTCAGTAGTGCCATTACCAATAAAACGGTGAAATGCTGGATATTTAATACCAAACAACAGCAAATCCCATTGCTAGGGTAAAACTAAGTTTTTGGATAAATTAACTTTATTTCATCAGTGAAGCGACATTAGATGTCGCTCACCCACTATATTTTAAAACCGAAATTTATCAAAATAGACCCATGATCAATCGACAGGGGGAGAAATGCACTCAACACTTGAAATTAACAGCCACAAGAAAATGACGGCTGAGGAAATACTTGAAGAAATTGAATATCCACTTGAGAATCTAGAAAACTTTTTGCTAGCCATGACTAAAATGAAAGTGGTTGAACGCCTAGAAGAAAAAGAGTTTTCGGCAATCATCAACACACTTCATTACCAAGTAAGCAATATTAAGCGCGCAGTACACACCAAATGATTAAGAAACCCGGCTTAGGCCGGGTTTTAATTTTCTTATATTATTTATTTAAACTGATTGGCATAGGTTTCAACTATAGAAATTAAACCAGGGCGCATTTCTTCACGTGTTTGTCGATACAGTTGAATGAGCTTTGATTCATTTTCTTCTAAGTCACTGCTATTCAATTCAACCCTTCCCCAAAGAATATAAGGAATATTAAAGCCGTGGTCCTCGAGCAGATCCAATTGGTCAGTATCTAAGGCTGCATTGTGCTTTTCATAACGTACAACTGAGTTCTTTTTTACGTTCAAAATATCAGCAAGATCTTCTTGATTTTGAAACCCTAAGCGTTTCCGCTCATCCCTAAGTCGACTACCGCGCGTCGACAAATCATCATTTTTCATACTTTTTCCCAGAAAAGCACTTGATTATCACCATAAATAGTACTAAATTAGAGTTACTGTATAGCCAAGTAACTATAAATGGTGATTTTCGCATGAACAAGTCAATTGATCAAACTAAGCAACACACAGAAACCACTATGGTCCGTTGGACAAAAGATCAACTTGAGACCATTCGTAATGAGGCCTTTCAACAAAGAAAAGCTCCAGCTGTGTTCATCCGTGAATTTTTATTGGAAAACCATCCTGCATTTAAACCAAAAAAAACGGATGAGCGATTGTAATCAAAGTCAATTTTGTATGCATGAAAAGCTACAAAGACAAACAAAATATTCACAATCTCAAACAGTTATCAATTTTCAAACGTGTGGTGCTAAATGTCAGATATATCAAGACGCATAGATGACCGTCTTAATCAGATCTTCAAATTCAAAAGAGTTGGAGAATGGTACAGACAAGGCATCTGCCCACAGTGCAGCAGAAAAGAATGCTATACCCATGCGATAAAACCTCGCGTGGTGAAATGTAGCCGTTTAAATAATTGTGGTTATGAAGAACACGTCAAAGATATTTGCGAAGACTTATTCAAAGATTGGTCCAAAGAATTTCCTAAAACTGAAGTAAACCCTCATGCAGCTGCCGATGCGTATTTACGTCATGGTCGTGGCTTGGATATTGCCCCTTTAAAAGGTTTATATACTCAAGATACCTTTAGCAATGAACAAAAATATCCTGGTCTTTATACCGGTACTGTCCGTTTCAAATTAGCTGAAGGAATTTATTGGGAACGTTTTATTGACCGTCCTGAACGTTTTGGACGTCAAAAAGCAAACTTCATTGGTAAATATGAGGGATTGTCTTGGTCTACAGTAGATCTGGATGATCTTTGCAATGCTCCTTCATTTTGGATTACTGAAGGTATTTTTAATGCCATTGCATTAATCCAATCTGGTCAGCCAGCAATTGCCACCATGTCTACTGGTAATTATCCATCTGTTTTACTTAAACAGATTGCAGACCGTTGCCATGAGTTGAAAAAAGACAAGCCACGTCTGATCTGGGCTTTTGATAATGACAAAGCCGGAAAGGATGCAATTAAAAAATTCCACCTCCGTGCGCTTCAGGAAAAATGGGCTTCTTCAGCTGCTCTACCTCCTCACCAGGTCAAAGGTAAAAACCTTGATTGGAATGACCTGTTTATGCACGACTTACTACACAGTGAAGAACGTGCCAAGTATCGTCATTATGGTGAATTACTCATTGCAGAAACGGCTGAACAAGCTGGTCTATTGATCTATAACTTTAAAGAAGGTCGAACCAAGACTTTTTTCTTTAATCACAATTTCCGTCTGTACTGGTTCAACTTAGATTACGACAAATACGCTAAGCGTATGAATCAGATTGAAGAAGATCCAAGTTTTGATGCCCTACTCGATCAACAAAAGCGTGAGCAAGCTTTACGTGACTGTGCAGCTGTCACTGAAATCTGCAACGCTCAGATTGATCCCCTTTATTTTGAACGTAACGAGGTTACGGGCGAAGCCTGGTATTACTTCAACGTTCAAAGCCAATGGGCAGAAAAGAAAACTCAATTTACCCCAAGCCAAATCGGTAGTCGTAGCAAATTTAAAGACGCAACGATGGAAGTCATGGCTGGTGCAATGTGGACCGGTACCGATCAACAGCTTGAATTTTTTATGAAGCGTAAGACGGAACGTTTGAAGGAAGTTAAAACTACCGATTACATAGGCTATTCAAGTGAATATGAAACTTACATATTCCCAAAACATGCTGTGCATAAAGGCCAAGTTATCCCCATTAATGAACATGATTACTTCAAAATTAAACGTCTTGAACTCAAGAGTTTAGCGAAGTCCCCTGTCATTACATTAAATCCGAAAAAAGAATTTAAGCCTTTTTGGTGGAAGGACTTTTACCGGGTACGTGGCAGTAAGGGATTAATTGCCCTGGCATGGTGGACCGGTACATATTTTGCTGAGCAAATTCGCTCTATACATAGCTCATACCCTTTTATTGAAATTATTGGCCAAGCGGGTGCCGGTAAATCACGTTTAATTGAGTTCTTATGGAAATTAAGCGGTCGTAAAGAGTACGAAGGCTTTGATGCAAATAAATCAACCAACGTGGCGATTTACCGTAACTTTGCCCAAATTTCCAACCTTCCAGTTGTGTTGATTGAAGGTGACCGTAACGATGCACAAGGCAATAGTGTCAAACAAGCTAAGTTTAGTTGGGATGAACTCAAAGATGCTTTTAACGGCCGAGCAATTCGCTCTAAAGGCCTAAAAACAGCTGGTAATGAAACATATGAACCACCTTTCCGTGGTGCCATCATGATTTCACAAAACAGCGCAATTGCGGCATCTGAAGCAATTTTGACACGTACATTGCACCTTTCATTCGACCGCAAAGGGCAATCACTTGAAACCAAACGTATTGTTGATGCACTGGACCGTATTGAACTAGAAGAAGCATGTACTTACATGACCCATTGCCTACGCAAAGAAAACGAGATCCTTACAACGTACCAGGAACGTCTTAAAAGCTTAGAGGATCAATACCACAGTGTAGGCATTACACATACACGTATTGCCCTATGTCATGCCCAAATTGCAGCACTCATTGAAGCTATTGCTGAGCATGTTCTCAATGGCTATCTGGACTATGAAGAAGTTGCACCAGCACAAGAAATGCTGATGGAAATGGCGCAACAACGTGTGGACCAACTTAATGGTGATTGTCAAGAAGTTGAACAGTTTTGGGAAGCTTTTGAATACCTGCAAAGTGGTAGATCTGCCCCATTCAGTCTTAATCATCATGATAACGATGCTCAGACTATCGCCATCAATTTAAATGAAGTCTACAAAGTCGCTGCCCAGCAGTACCAGAAACTTCCAGAAATTACGTTGATGAAAAACCTGCTGAAATCATCACAAAAATTCAAGTTTATCGAATCTAACCGAGCTGTTAGCTCAAGCCGTTTTCCAACAGATGCTGCAAAAAATCTGAATGCTGACAATGAAATGTCAGACCGACGCAGAACAGTGAAATGTTGGATTTTTTCTAACCCTAACTATGGAGCACCACAAGCATGATTACAAATGTTTGGGCTGAACTAGACCCTAATGAACTGCCTTTTATTGATAAGGAAATTGGTCCAGAAGATTTCAAAACTCAATACCTTTGTACTTGGGATCCTGGCCATGACATTACCCATCAACTCAAAGATGACCAGCGCAATATTGATGAGGCTATTTTTCAGGTCAAAACCTGCATTAAGAATTTGGAAAATTCGACATCACGTTTAGTACGAAAGAACGCAAAGGAGGTTTTACAAGTCATAAAACAAAATTTGAACTGGGAAAAACACCCGGAACTTAACCAGCAAATCCACTTATTACAAAGCCTGTTATATCGAGGCTAGCAATTTAAGCACACATACAGAAGCGGCAACTTCTGTATGTGCCACACAATCACCGGAGAGCAATTATGCAAAACGATTCTAACGTAGAAACAACCCAAGCGGAAATCAAACCATTTCCACGTCAACTAATCAGCGATATGTGGGATTCAAATGTCACTTTTGACACTATCCTTCATATTCCTACGCTTTTGGCATCTAGTTCAGAACAAGTATCTGATAAATTCCAAGAATTTCTTGATGATGCATATGAAGAATGGCAAAGCTCCTTGCTACTTGAACAGTGCCCAGCTCTTAAATCAACATTAAATGAAATACATGAAAATAATGACATAAAACATTATGCAGGCGAAGTTTTGCAGGACTTCCACCGAGCTTGTGGTGATTTTGAATTCTTAATTGAGATCGAAATCAGAATCCCTTTTAACTTTAGATTTGATAAAGACGGTAAATATCAATCAAACAGTTTAGGTGGCTCATTCCGTGTGCAATGGATTTTGGCAAAAAACATGGTCGATGCTGCTCAATATGCAATAAAAATTGCTGAAGAACTTCACTCTGTAGAAGAAGCCAAAGCACGTAAAGAACAAGGCTTGGAGGAAAATTCTAATGAATCATGATGAAGAATTAGTTCAATGCTGCCGTTGTAGAAATAAACACTTGGTTAAAGATCGCTTACGCCAACCAAATAAATCTACCTATGGGCTAATGGATCTGGTGTGTCCACGTTGCAAAGCTCAAAGTTATTACAAAGTTAATGAGGTGAAGAAAAATGTCTAAATATCATTGCAAATGTGGTGGCCTTATTCTTCCCGACTTTGAATCCTTCCAGATAGGTGATGAAGTTAATTGTATGGTCGAAACCCATAAACCTATTGGAAATGGCATGGTGAGTGTAAACCAACGGGCTTTTGTAGGGACAATCCTCAAAATTAATGGAGATGAGTTCAAAATAACTTCAAAAAGAAAACAATACACATTTTTTCGAGGCGAATTTTCTCCAATAGATGCACCAGGACCAATCGAATATTTTCGTTTAGGTAAATGTCGTTGTGAATTAGATCAGGAGCAAAAACCATGCGCGGAATAAATAAAGTGATCTTGGTTGGAATGCTTGGTGCTAACCCAATTCCTAAACAATTTCAAAATGGTGGCTCCTATGCTCAGTTTTCAATTGCCACTTCAGAAAAATACCAGGACAAACGCACTGGAGATTGGATTGAAAATACAGAGTGGCATCGGATTGTGGCTCACAATCGCCTAGGTGAAATTGCCTGTCAAATTCTCAAAAAGGGTTCAAAAGTTTATATCGAAGGCTCATTACATACACGGAAATGGACTGATCAAAACAATCAAGAACGTTACGTAACTGAAGTTAGAGCCATTACATTTCAATCGCTCGATAGCTTGCCACAAGCAAACCCGGTTTAAGGAATAATTATGACAGCTCTAATTTTTGATACGGAAACCCATAAATTACATGGTGACATTATTGAAGCTGCTGCAATGGAAGTGGTTTTTCCTCAAATTTCAGCAGATATTCTAATTATTCCAACCATGTTTGACTTCACCAAACGCTATAAACCAAGTGAACCTATTTCACTCGGTGCAATGGCAGTCCACCATATCGTTGATGAAGATCTTGTAAAGTGTCCATCATTCAAAACATTTAAATGGCCAAAAGAGAATATCCAGTATTTGATTGGCCACAATATTGATTATGACATCGAGGCAGTAAAAAGAGCTGGTGCAGATACAACAGGAATTAAATCTATTTGTACTTTAGCTATGGCTCGCTACCTTTGGCCAACATTGGAAGCCCACAACTTAACAGCACTGGCATATCACATAAGCCGTGACCGTAAATCGACTAGACGCGGACTGAAAAGTGCACATTCTGCATTGAATGATTGCAAAACTACCTACGCACTTTTACACACTATTGTTCAGGAAAAAAACATTAAAAGTTTTCAAGAACTGTACCTCTTTTCAGAGAAGGCCAGAATCCCTACCCATATTTTCTATGGGAAATACAAAGGTTCAGCTATTGCAGATCTTGATATGCATGCCCTCACGTTTTTAGCTCGAAAATCAGAGGATCAATACCTTTTAAAAGCGATCGACTATGAACTATTCCAACGTTCAAATTCTGATTTTACAAATGATTTGCCTTGGTAGGAATGAATATGGAACTTGTACAACCTGATCACCCAATTGCACAAGAAGCTTATGAAACAGTAAAAGCTATGTCTTGCGAATATATTAATATCGTGGCACAGGCTTATCAAAAATCTCAAACTGAAGTTGGCTATTTCATTAGGGGAATTTACCCGGGAACACCAGAAAAAAGCTTTAACCGTCAGGAATGGATAACAGCGTTTGAAAAATTACAAGGAGCCAATGTATGACCGTAAGTGTAGACTCGCTTATCGAAAAAATGCTTCTGAAATTAATGAAGCAAATCGAAGCAAAGCCAATTATTCCAATTGAATGTCAACTTTGGGATGAACAGGACATAGCAAATTACTTCAAATATTCACTGGATTACACTAAACGTCATATTATCAGCAATGATAATTTTCCACCGAGTCGGGAGCTGCCAACCTCTGCCACTGGTGATCGTACAGTCTCACGCTGGAAGGCTACTGATGTCATAAGTTTTGGTATGGCATTTGATAAAACCAATATAAAATATAGCTGATAAAAAGCCACCGTAAGGTGGCTTTTCTTATGCTAACAATCGACTTAAACCGGATGACTGGTTTAATTCGTCCAGGATCTCATCATTTGTGGGGTTATAGTATGTCAAAGCCTGTTTAGGATCTTTCCAACCAAAGATTTTGCATAAAGTAAGTGCATTTTTAATACGTCTGGCCATAAGTGAAGCTGCCTCATGTCGTGAATCATGAAAGGTTAGATCTGAATTTTCTAATCCAGCTTGTTTACGTGCCTTTCTAAATAATGCATCACGTGACGAATCAGAAACAGTAAAAACTTTTGGACTCCCCTTTCGGTCAATTTTTAAAGCTAATGTCCACAGCTGAAGCGCAAAATCATCTAACGGTACCTTTCTAGCAGTACCATTCTTTGTTTTATCTAATTGAACATAGCGTTTAGACAAAAAGACGTGCTCAGGCAAGCGATTTACGATTTCTCCGGATCTCATCCCCGTGGCCATAGCAATAAGCCAAATCAATCCAACCTCTTGCATTTTAGTAGTTGGTACTGTTCCAGGTTTATATTTTAGAGCCGCCAGCATGCGCTGAAGCTCTTCAACTTCTGTACGTCTTTCACGATGCGGAGGTTTTTTAGGTTTTCGGAGGTTTTCAACAGGATTAAATTCAATCCATCCTTTATCCTTTCGGCACCAGTTAAAGAATGAAGACAAAGTAGAATAATCACGCAAAATAGTTGAAGGCTTGAGTGGCTTAATTGTTCTTTTACTAACTGTATCTTCCCACTGCTTTAAAAATTCCCCTTTATAACAACTAAGTGGCCAATCAGTATTTGGCAAATTGTCCTGGTAATAGCGGATCCGTTGCATTTCTTTTTTTGCAGTAGCTTTAAATCTGGAAACTTCATCTGAGTAACGGCCAAGAGCCTCACGCATAGTAATAACAATTTTACTATTAAGAGCTTTTTGAGTTGAGTCATTTAAAATGAGATTTCGTTCTGTCTCCTTGGCCCAACGGATTGCTAATTCTTTTTTTTCTAAAGTTTTAGTAACACGCACACCATTTAAAACAACATCTGCTTTCCATTTCTTATTAGGACGTTGATAAATCGACGTACTCATGTAAATAAAATCTCCTTAAACATTCTCAAGTTTCCGACCGGGTGGAAAACGGGTGGAAACATATACCAAAAAAACCCGCGAAATACCGTAAAAAAACATAAACGCCAGAAACGACAAAGCCCCAAGCCTTTGATATATAAGGCTTGGGGCTTTGGAGAATCTAATAGATTCTGAATCTGGTCCCGAGGGTCGGACTCGAACCGACACGTCATCTCTGACAGCGGATTTTGAGTCCGCCGCGTCTACCAATTTCACCACCTCGGGAGAGGAAGTATGTTTGTGTTGCGTATATTAGCGCTTTTGCAAAACTTGTCAAACCCTAAGTGAATATTATCGTTCACTTTTAGATCATTTAAACATTTTTCATGATTTAGACCAGAAGCACAGCCATTAAAAAGCGAAAAAGTTTATACTAGGCGCAATTTTTGCGGTGTTTTTCCTGAATATGCAACTGTCTGACTTTTCCTTTGAACTACCCGATGAACTTATTGCCCGTTACCCACTCGAAACACGTAGTGCTTCGCGTTTATTGCATTTAGATGCTAAGGGCCAATATCACGATCATATGTTCACAGATATTATTGATCTGTTCGAAGAAGGCGATTTATTGGTACTCAACGATACCAAAGTCATGAAGGCTCGACTGAAAGGAAAACGTGCCACAGGTGGGGCGATTGAAATTTTGGTTGAGCGTATGCTGAACCACACCACAGCGTATTGCCATATTAAAGCGAGCAATTCACCTAAAGCAGGGGCTGAGCTTTTTGTCGGTGCCGACAATATTCCTGTGATTGTGCGTGGCCGTCACGAAAACTTATTTGTCGTTGAGTTTTCACAACCAATTTTGCCAGTACTTGAGCAATATGGTCAGTTACCTATTCCGCCTTACTTCAATCGTGAAGCAGAAGAAATTGACACTGAACGCTATCAAACGGTTTTCCATAATCCAGAAAAAATTGCCAGTGTGGCTGCCCCAACAGCAAGCTTGCATTTTGACGAAGAGTTGTTAGCAAAGTTAGACCAAAAAGGCGTTAAGAAAACCTTTGTGACTCTTCACGTCGGTGCAGGTACTTTTATGCCTGTACGCACTGATGACATTACAAATCATGTTATGCACAGTGAATGGTGTGATGTTCCTCAAGAAACCATTGATTTAATTTTGGCAACTAAAGCACGCGGTAATAAAGTGATTGCTGTCGGTACAACTGCAACACGTGCTTTAGAAAGTGCAGCTCAAGCGCATGGCGGAAAAATCGCAGCATGGACTGGTGATACGCAAATCTTTATTTATCCGGGTTATGAGTTCTGTATCGTAGACCGATTAATTACTAACTTCCATTTACCTGAGTCTACCCTGCTCATGTTAGTTTCAGCATTGTCAAATAGAGAAAATATTTTGGCTGCTTACGAACATGCCGTTAAAGATCGCTATCGCTTCTTTAGTTATGGCGATGCAATGCTGATTGATAAATTAGAAGTTTAA